GGTAATAAAAGAATCTTTGTTTGACAAACCAATAATAGGATGATATAATGGATGAATTCAAAAAATTAAGTGAGTATACCGATGGGCATAACCGAACTGGCCAAGTATACCTAACAGGTGTAGGCAAATCTAGGTTTATGGCCTTGCTTTATGAAGCAGAAACAGATTATAATGATGCTAAGTATTTTGACAGAGAAGAAGATGCCGAAATTTGTGCAGAAGATTGGGTAATGAAAACATGAGTGATATTTTTACAATTGATACCGAAGAAGGTATTGTTAAAGATAAAGAAGAAGTAATTAATCCGCTATCGTTGTTTAACGAAGATTATCCAATGCTTCTTCAAAAGATACCTGAATATGATGTTAGTAGATTGCCAAATCCAGTTCTTGGTAAATTAATCAAGCGATTGAAAATGACCATGAAATTGCATGGTGGTATTGGACTATCTGCTAATCAATGTGGAGTATTTGAAAGAGTTTTTGTAATTGGTGCTAATGATGCAGTTTGGGCTTGTATTAATCCAAAAATCATTAATGCTTCGCCTGATTTGATACGAGATAAAGAAGGATGTTTATCTTTTCCTGGCTTAGCACTTAATGTAGAAAGACATTCTTGGGTAGAAGCAGAGTTTATTAACGAAGAATGTAAAGTTGTGCAAATGCGTTTTGAAGGTTTAACAGCAAGATGTTATCAACATGAACTTGACCATATGAATGGTATTAGGTTTACCAACCATGTTAAACCACTTGCACTAGAAATGGCAAAGAAACAACAAAAGAAGTTAATTAAAAAAATTATGAGATTGCATAAAAAAATATGATTGATGCTAAAGCTGATGTAGAAGAACAATGGAAACAATGGCAAGATGAGAATCCGCCAAGTTCTTTTGTTGATATTGATGAGAGTGTTCTCAAAGAGCAAGTTATCAATGATTTAACCTATGTTTCAAAAATGGATGTAAAAGAATACACACTCTATCAAAAGTGGTGTGAAATCAAAGAGAAATATCCTACTGTTATTAATCAAACTTTATTTGGTGAAGAAGTTCAGCTTGTTGACCCAAATCAACAAAAGGTTGTTGATGAAATTAAGGCATCTATTTGGGTGCCACAATCAGCTGAAGATTATCTCAACTTACAACCTGTATTAGAATATACAGATGATTCTGGTAAAGATATGCAGATTGGTATTGATGGTAAAGAATTTGAAGTAGAAAAGAAACGAAGTAAAGACTTACCTGAAAGATGGAACACAGTTCGTAATTTCATTTCAACAATGAAGAACAATAGTAACATTGGTCGCAACCTAAACTTCTTGGTTCGTGACCAGGTGACAGGCAAGTATCTAGGTGTCATCTGTATATCATCTGACTTCTTAGACCTTACTCCTCGTGATGAGAAGATTGGTTGGGCTCGTGAATTAAAGACACAAGGCAGTATGATTAATCACACGGCAATTGGTTCTACTATCGTTCCATTTCAACCACTTGGTTACAATTATGTTGGTGGTAAATTATTGGCATTACTCTGCCTATCTGATGAAGTGCAAAGATTATGGAAAAAACAATATGGTGATGTGTTGATTGGTGTAACTACTACATCATTGTATGGTAGAACAAAGGCTGATGGTCTATCACAATATGATAACCTTGACCATTGGCAAAAGATGGGCTTCACGGCAGGTTCAGTATCATTTGAACCAAGTAGAAAAGTCCGTGGTAATATCATTAACTGGTTAAAGACCAATCATACTCGTAATTACTTTGAATGGTATGTTGCAAAGAAACCATCAGGTCAACCACACAAACGTGACCATAAGAATCGTTCACTAGGCTTTACTTATAGTAAACTAGGCATTCCTAAAGAGTTGATTAGAACTGACCATGCTCGAGGCATTTACTTCTCACCATTGTATGATAACTCTTATGAGTTTCTCCGTGGTGAAATCAAAGAAGAACAGTTGGTAAAATCATTTGATACCAGCTATGAATCATTGGTGAATATCTGGAAAACAAAACACGCCATTGGCAGAATTAAACAATTGACCAAAAAGAATAAAGTATCCTATGAAACATTGTTTTATGATGATTTGATTTACCTTTCATGGGAAGAAACAAAGGCAAAATATCTAGGTCAAGTAGGCAGATAAAAACTTTTGCCGTTAAAACGCTTGACAAGTTACATATATAATGTTATAGTATTGAATATGCGGTGGGTTGTAGAACAAGTTGGACTTCCCGTTTAATTAACCTTGTGCAACTCAAGGCCACCGCTCCACTATAAAAGACTATGTTTACATTTCTAGGCATCGTAGGTTTTCTAATCACATTACTTGTTGCCATACCAGCAACATTAATCGCTTTCGCCTCTCTCATTGAACACCCAATAAAAACAATCATCAAATTGTGGGCAGATGTGGTTGAAACTTATCGCACTCTTTGGGAAAACATTTCAAAATAATTGCCTCAATTTTAATCTAGGTGTGTTATCATAGCCTCATGATTGAAGATTACTCTCACACACTATTAGAACAGGAAGAAATGCATTTCTATTCCTGTGTTGCCGATGTCATTCGTGCCTTTCAATGCCACGGTGCCAGTCATATCCTACATGAGGTTGCAAAAAATCCTCAATTAAAACAAGAGCTTAGCCTGTTGCTTTCATGCAACAAGTAAGCTTGACTTTCCTCGTGGTTCGTGTATAATGGTTGCATATTAATTAGAAAGTTCATATGGCATTTACAGTAGAATCTAAATCACAATTGGCAAAGTTACTTGCCACAGAAAATCTTACTATCGAGCATCAAAAGATTCGCACAGCAATGTTCGACCCTAAAAATCGTGTTCTCTATTGTCCTATCTGGAAAGATATGACTGGTGCTACATACGACCATATGTTAGGTCATGAAGTTGGTCATGCTCTCTATACACCTGCCGAAGGTTGGCATGAAGCGGCTTCTTCTCTTGGTGCCAAATATAAAGGCTTCTTGAATGTAGTTGAAGATGCTCGTATTGAGAAAAAAGTAAAACGGAAATATCCTGGTATTCGTTCCTCATTCGTTAAAAGTTATCAAGCACTTTTTGATAAAGACTTTTTCGGTATTAAAGGTCGTGATTTGAATAGTTTATCATTTATTGACCGCCTTAATCTTCATACAAAATCTTCTGGCACAACCAAAGTAGAATTTACCAATGAAGAAATGAAATTGGTAAAACAAGTTGAAGCTTGTGAAACATGGGAAGATGTCATTCGTGTTACAAAAGCCGTATTCAATTATTCTAAAGATGAACAATTTGAAATGTTACAGCAATTGTTGGCAAGTATGGATTACCAACAAGATGGCGAAGAATCGGAATCTAACGATGATGGTTATGAATATTCAGAATATGATGAAGAAGGTGAAGAAGAAAAAGACGGCTCTCAAAGCGGTGATATGAAAGGCGAAAGTGGTTCAGAAAAACAAGAAGCCAAAAAATCTAATTCTGAAAATGATAATGGTGAAGAAAATGATAGTGATGAAAATGGCAATTCAATCAATCACGATAAAGAATCTAAGCCTACTGATATTGACCAGTTTGAACCTTCTTGTGAAACCGATGAAAACTTCCGTAAGAATGAAGATAGTTTAGTTTCTCAAGAATGTAAACCATACATTTATGGTAAAATTCCTAAAGCAAACCTTGATAACATTGTTACTTCTGCCAAGCGTGTGCATGAGTTATTAGAAAAATATTATTTCAACCATAATGGTTCTCCTGAGCGTAATGCTCGTTTTGAATCATATGCTTCATCTAAAGTGAAGGAATTCAAATCAAAGAATGAGCGCTATGTTAGTTTATTGGCCAAAGAATTTGAAATGAAGAAAGCCGCTCGTGCTTATGCAAAGGCTAAAGTGTCTAATACAGGTGACATTGATATCAGTAAACTATACAAGTATCAAGTGGAAGATAATATCTTCCGTAAGATGATGAGAGTACCAAAAGGTAAATCTCACGGCTTAGTATTGTTGCTTGACCGCTCTGGTTCCATGTCCCGTAATATGGCAGGTTCAATTGAACAGATTTTGGTTCTTGCCATGTTCTGCCGTAAAGTGAATATTCCATTTGTTCTGTATGGTTTTGGTGATGTAACAGAAAGCCGTTACTTTGATTACCCTAACCGAGATTACAAAAAAGAAAAATGCTTTGAACAAAATGTAAATGAATTTTGTTTTGATACGGTATATTTGCGTGAGTATATCAATTCAAAAATGAGCAATTCAGAATTTAATCGTTGTATTCGTAATTTGGTTTTGCTAAAAGAATCTTATACAAGCAATTATCATTCTCTTGGTCGACCAAATAGTGAGCATCTTGGTAATACTCCTTTATTGCAAGCGATGATTGCATTAGAACCAATTACAAAACAATTCCGTAAAGTGAATAATTTAGATTTGGTTAACCTTGTGATTATCCATGATGGTGATGCTGATAATACAAATAGAATATGTCAAGAAAGAGATCCTTATGAATGGGAAAAACAAGGTGAAAAAGTAGTGAAACCCACAGGTTTCAATAGCTCTCGGGAAAATGTATTCATTAAAGATTATGAATCCAAATTACAAATTAAACTTGAATCGTCCGTTCTTAATGGGTATTATGATGAATCATTTCGCATCGGTATATTTAATTGGTTCCGTGCCAAGACTGATGCAAAGATTTTTGGTTTCTTTATTGCAGGCCAAGGTCGTGAATTGAGGCAGGCTATTGCACACAGATATACTAATAAAGATGGTAAATCTATTAGTGAAATGATTAAAGAAAAATATAGTGCTACTCATATGATGATTTCGCCAGATAAAAGTGATATTGTTAAAGACATTGCTGCTAAAATGAAAAGTGAAAAGTTTATTCAATCTTACAATAAAGGCTACGAATCATTCTTTATTATGCCTGGTGGTTCTGATTTACAGATTGAAGATGAGGAGTTGGTTGTAACTGGTACGGTAACCGCTAATAAATTAAAAACGGCATTTATGAAAATGAATAAAAAGAAAGCGGTTAACCGTGTGATGGTGTCAAGGTTCATTGATGGCATTGCTGCCTAAGGTGTTGTTTTTAAGCAACATCGTGCTTGACTTTGATTGTGGTTTATGATACAATGGTAGGATCTAGTGAAAAATGGAAGGTTATATTATGAGTAGCAAAATTGAAATTCGTGAAAAGTTTAAAACATTATTAATTGCCACTGGCAAAAGCACCGTAACAAAATCTGAGATTAAAGATATTTGTTTAAAATTAAATATTTCTGGTGCTCAATGGTTTACTAAAGATATTGGTAACCGAGTTGGTCGTGGCTTGTATAAAGTACCAAATAGTTCCTCGGCACCTGTTGCTGAAATGATTGATTATAATGCACAGGTTATTCCAATGCCAAAACAAAATGAAGTGAAATCTGGTAATCGTATTTCAAATGTGGTCACCGACCTTGAAACCGAAAATTTAGTTCCTGCTGTATATAAAAATTATGTGCCTTTTGGTAACTTTGATGATTTACTTTCAATCATTGGTTCTAAAAAGTTTTACCCAATTTTTATTACTGGTCATTCTGGTAATGGTAAAACAATGTCTGCTGAACAGGCATCTGCCAAACTAAAGCGTAAATTCGTTTGCGTATCAATGACACCTGAAACCGATGAATCGGATTTACTTGGTAACTTTGTGTTGATTAATGGTCAGATGGAATGGCGAGATGGCCCGGTTACCGTAGCTGCTCGTCAAGGTGCCGTATTATGTATTGATGAGATTGATTATGGTGCTCAAAATCTTTCCTGTTTACAGCGTGTGCTTGAAGGCAAACCATTCTTGTTGAAAAAGAAGAATGAGTTAGTTGTGCCTGCTGAAGGTTTCACAATCATTGCTACTGCCAATACTAAAGGTAAAGGTTCAGATGATGGTCGTTATATGTTCACCAATGTATTGAATGAGGCTTTCTTAGAAAGATTCCTTAATACCTATGAACAAGATTGGCCTCCTGTTAAGGTTGAACAGAAGATTATCAAAAAAGAATTAGAAGCAAACGGCAAAGCCGATGATGAGTTTGCTGAGAAATTGGTAACTTGGGCTGATGTGATTCGTAAAACCTTTGTAGAAGGCGGTGTTGACGAAGTGATTTCTACTCGCCGTTTGGTGCATATCAGTAAGACCTATGGTGTGTTTGGTAATCGTATGAAGGCCATTGAGTTATGTTTGAATCGTTTTGATGATGACACCAAGATGTCTTTCCTTGACTTGTATTCTAAAGTGGATGCTGGTGCCAATACCGAAACATTGATGGCACAAACAGTTGATATTACATTACCTGAACAGCAACTATCAGGCGATATTCAAATCTAATTAGAGGCAATGATGAGTAAGTCTGCCGTAAAACGCTTGACTTACTCTTTTTTGTATGTTAGTATTAACATATCTTGAGAGTTGAACCACCTCTCGGATGTCCTGAAATCGTGGTTCATTTTTTTAATTATGGAGTTTTACAATGTCTGCAAAAGCAAAAGTATTGGCATATTTGTCAAAAGAAGGTTCTTATAACACGTTGACCGCACAGAAAATGCAATCTGTATTTGGTGTAGCAAATCCTTCCGCTACTATCAATGAATTGCGTAACGAAGGTCATACAATCTATTTGAACAGCCGTATCAATAGCAATGGCGATAAAGTATCTTTCTATCGCTTAGGTTCACCAACGAAGCGTATCGTTGCTGCTGGTATCGCTGCTCTCCGTTCACAAGGTGAACGTGCATTTGCCTAATTTAAGTTAGGTTTACTAGTTGAGGAGAGATATATATTAGTATCTCTCCTTTTTTTTATTTTATGGATAC